CTCCATCATGGAGCAGAAGAAATCTATCCTGATGTCGAAGGCGCGTAACCTGGACAGCCAGCAAAACACTACACGCAAACTAACGACATCGAGGTTCATCAACGAAAGGCGGTCATAATGGCTAAGCTAAAGATACCGCTTCACAGCTTTCAATACGGTGAACTAAGCCCATCCTTTACATCTCGTGTCGATGCCGCAGTCTATCAGGCTGGCGGTCAAAAGGTGCGTAACTTTATTATTCTTAACGAGGGTGGTGTAAAGAAGCGTCCTGGTGGAGAGTTTATCTACAAGTTCTCTGATAGTGTAAACACAGCTAATCGTCTTGAAGTTCGCGCAGAGCCTTTTACTTTCTCTGATGATGAGGAGTACATTTTGTGCTTTAAGAACAATGCACTGGATATTTTCTTTATTAACCCCTCTACTGGTGTGGTTGATACAACGCCAGTTACTTTGAGTGGGTCAACGGATTGTCCCTGGACTACAGAAATTATTCCTAATCTTACCCTTGCGTCTTCTGGTGATGTAACGATTATCTGTCACCCAACTATTCCAACGCGAATACTGCGCAGAACCGCCTTGAAAACATTCGTGTCAGAGGTATTTACTTTTGATAACAATGGTAGCGATGGAACTCCTACGCACCCGTATTTTAAGTTTCAGCCCCCTGGAATGACATTGACCCCTTCCGCTATTACAGGAACTGGTGTTACTGTTACATCTAGTGGAGATTATTTTGTTGCAGATCATGTTGGGTCGTACTTGCTGATTGGCAACACGCCTTGTGAGATTAAGACTTATGTTAGTGCAACTGAAGTTACTGTGGACGTTACTGGAACAATTCTTCGTAGACTGCTTCCAGATTCTATTGAAGTGTTTGATGGCACTGATGTTGTTCAAGTTACTATGGCTTTGCATGGCTTGGCTGTTGGTAACTCTTTTACTATTGATCGTGTGGGTGCTTTGGGCGGCCTTAATGCAAGTCATATCGAAGGGACAAAAACAGTAAGCCGTGTTATTGATCTAAACACATTTGAGTATACTGCTGGCTCCAACGCATCTTCTTCTGCTATTGGCGGCGGCTCAGTAGAGATTTCTTCTACAGCCCCAACTCCTGAGTGGTACGAACAGTCTTACTCTACCTTGCGTGGGTATCCTGGCGCAGTTACATTCCACGAGGGCAGACTGTGGTTTGCTGGATCGACAGCACAGCCTGGTCACGTTTGGGCCTCCAAGTCTGGTAGCTTCTTTAACTTTGACGTTGGTACTGGCCTCGATGATGATGGTATTGACCTTAACTCAAACTTTGGTGAGTACTCCCAAATTCTTCATCTGGTAGTTAATCGTGACCTGCAAATTTTTTCTGCAAGTTCTGAGTCGTTTATCCCTGCCTTTAATGACCGCCCAGTTACCCCTGCAAACGCCATAGTGAAGCGTCAGACGCCGTTTGGGTGTTCCGCTATGCGACCCCAGCCGTTTGATGGCGCAACGCTCTATACGCAAGCCTCTGGCAAGATGCTGGGTTCTTATGTTTATAGTGAGGTGGAGCAAGCCTACAACACTGAGAATGTGTCTGTAACTGCTCAACACTTGATGCGTAACCCCATTCAGTCCTCAAGCATTAAGGGTGGCTTTGATCGAGCAGAGTCTTACTGCTTTATGGTAAACGATGACAACACTGTTTCTATCTTTTACTCCTCTCGTGGCGACCAGCGAGCAGGATGGATGCTTTGGGATACCCCTGGTAAATTCCACAGTATTTGCACTGTAGATCGCAATGTGTATGCCATTACTATTAGAGACGATGGTAACGGCACTGATGCGTATTTCCTGGAGAAGTTTAACACTGAGATGCCTATGGACTTCTGTAATGAGTACAGTGGCACTGCTGGTGTCTTTACTGTCAGTTCGCAGTTTAGTGATGGTGCTGTTGTAAAAGTAGTTAGCGGCACAGATTACTTGGGTGAATTTACTGTATCTGGCGGTGAGGTGGATGTATCTGCTGTTAAGGAAGTTACTACTGCTTACATTGGATACCAGTTCAATCCTATCCTAGAAACTATGCCTATTGATGCGATGACATCTGGTGGGCCTATTACTGCTGGCCCTCGTAAGATTGATATGGTTACTCTCGATCTTGAGGACACATTGTCTGCCGCAGTCAATGGCAAGGATATGATTATTAGAAACACTACCGATGACTTCTCCCTTGATAGGAATAAGTTTACAGGTAGAAAAGAATTTAGGTTGATTGGAATTGGGCGTGACCCTACTGTGATTGTAACGCAGTCTGTTCCATTCGACTTGCAGATTAACGGTATGGTAATTGAGGTAACATTTTAATGTCAGCATTAGTATTTGGTTTATCAGCAGTATCGGCTGGCTTTGGTTTAAGCGCAGGTCGTAAAGCCGCAAGAGAGACTCGCAAGGCGGGACAACGCCAGGCGGCTGAGATTATAAAGCAACGCTTTCTTGTTCGAGAGATTGCTACCCAGCAACACCTAAACAGGTCTGATCAGTACGCGCAAACTGCGTCATACAACAGGGCGGCGGCGGCTTACATGGGACGCAGTGACCGCAGTATTGCCGCGCTTCGTCGCCGTGAGGCAACGCTTTATGGTCGTGATGTTGAGCGTATTAGAACGCAAGAAGAAGCAGATGTTGCAAATCTTTATGCTCAAGCTGAAGGCACTATTGATAGAGCAAAAGCACAAGCAAGTGCAATCAAGGCACAAACTTACGGAAGTCTTCTTAACACTGCCATAACTGCGGCGGCTATAGCATAAGGTAATGTAGGTGAATTATGGTAGAGATTAAAAAAACAGCCGCAGGTCAATCTATCCTCAATCGCAGGATTGGGGTGGTAAACACACAAACTGGCAAAGAGGACGCATATAAGGCGCAAGCCAATGCTTTCTTCCAGCTCAGCCAAAGTGGTATGCGTCTTGCATCGCAACTAGGGCAGGCAGAGGCCAAAGAATATGCCATGGGCGCACCTCTTGAAGCTCGTGATGAAAACGGAAACCTTTTGCCAGCAGAGCTTCCTGATGACATTTGGTTTGGTCGTGCTGGTCGCGCTGATGCAAAGCAAATCCTAGACCAACGCTACATGGCAAAGTGGAGGGTTGATGCGGCAGAACAATTTAATAATTACGCAAAAAACAACCCTACTAATGCAGACGGGTTTAAGCAGTTTTCTGCAAGTTACCTAGCCCAGACTCAAGGCCTTCTGAAAGAACAAGGAGATGAAGCGCTTGCTAATATCGTTGGCGCTCAAGGTTACACGCTTGCGGGAGAGTATGCCTTAAAACTAGAAACCAATGCCGCCCAACTAGAGCAAGAGCAAGGCCTTGCTGATGCCAAAGCAAACTACGACATGATCACTAGCGACATGGCTCAAAGGTTTGCTAATGGTGAAATTAGTTTTGAGCAAGCTGGTTCCTTAATTGATGACATGGCAAGAGACGCCCAGGTCATTTTTGGTGCAACACCTAGATATGCTCAAGACCTAAAGTCTACAACTAGACGCGCTTTGTTTGAAAGAAAAATGGCAGTGTCTTTTAGGGGCAAGTCTGAAACAGAAATTAATACAGCTATTCTCGACCTTGTTACCAATAACACAGACAGCAAGATTGCCCAGGAAGAGCCAGATCTGTTTGTGTCTTTCCAACAGATTCCAGAATCATCAAGGGATGGTGCTGAGTCTGAGATGAACTCTGTTCGCCAAATGGTAGCTAATGAACGTGCAGTAAATAAGGAAGCAATAGAATTTCAAAGCTATGTTGGCAATGGATTTTATGGGACAGGCGATCAATCTGCAAAAGCATTTGCTCAACTTACTGGTACAGACACCAACAGTATTAGTTCCTTTTTGCAAGATTTTGACCGTGAATCATTAGGTGATCCTGGTGTACAAAAGTTTATGCGACAGGCAAGTAGTATGCCGACATTTATCAAAAATGCTATCTCCCAACTATCAACAGGCATGATTGATGGTTTCCCAGGTGGGGTAAACGGTGCTTTGGTTGCGGTTGAGCTTGCTCAAAACTTTACAATTAACCCTGATGGGACAAGACATTATAAAAATTTGAGCACTGATGAAGCATTTTTCTTGAATGGTTTTACCAATCTTATTGAAAGGTATGGTGTTGGAAGAGCCGCAGAGTTACATCAGGATGCTAGAAAAATAGTAAAAAATGATGCTGAATGGCTTGGCATTATTCATGCCCAGACAGAGTATGAAGGCACAAGTGTTTATGAGGGTGCTAAACAATCTTTAATAAAACATAACCCAGGAATCAATATAGCTGACCTTGAGGATTTTGTTTACCCTTACGCAAAACAGCTTGCCATACCAGGAATGGATGCAGAAACTGCCGCCGAGACCGTTGCTCAAATCCATGAGCAAAGGCATTTACAGTATTTTGGTTCGTATTTATTACCTGGACGAGAAACTGTAGCGTACTCTCCTGCTTATTACTTCCGAGACAACTCAGCAACAAGGCCAGGATTTATTCAAGATATAGTTTCTCCAGATAAATTTCGTCATGGTAGGCTTGGTAAATTTAATAATTACGTTCAGGATACCGTTAGGTCTGTTATTAAACAATTACCAGGTGGAACTTTTGGCACAATGCCCAAAAATCCCGCATATGGAACAGACTTTTTTGTTAAGCCAAGTCCTAATAATACTTCCGACAAAGGTAGTTTTATGGTTGTTAATCACGAGGGGACAACAATCTTAGACATTAATGGTGCTCCAATTAATATCACCACAAAGGGCGTTGAAAAAATGTTTAAGATGAAAACAAACCAAGCCCTGATTGCTGAAAACTTAGAGTATGATATAGAAGTGCAAAAAGCTAAGGTAGAGCGTGAAGAACTTCAGCGCAGTCTTCCTCAGTTTGTTTTTGGTCCGCGCTAGAAAGAAAAATATGTCAGATAAAATTTACGATCTTTTTGAAAGAGGTTCATCTCCCGACATAGATGAGACTTTGCGTGAGCGTGGTTTTATGGAAAATCTTGGCGCGGCAATGGGCTATCAATTTGGGCCAATGACCTCTAGGGCACAAGAACTTTTTCTTTTTAACCAAACTACTGCTGATGAAAACTACGACTTTAAGTCAGACCTTGAAGGCTATGAAAACTTTTATGCCGAACTTTCTCGCGCAACCAGCGCAGACCACGCTAAGTTTATTAAGCATGGCATTAATGACAACATTCAACGCCGACGAGTTTTGGCAGAAACTTCTTGGTACTATCCATCACAGTTAATTGCTGGTGCTGTAGATTTAGCTAACCTTCCGTTTTACTTTCCTATTGTTGGTCAAATGGGGCTAGTCGCAAAAGGCGGCATGACTGTGGCTCAAGCGGCCAAGGCATCAGCCAAGGGTGGTTTGGCGGCAGGTGTGATTGCAGAAAGTTATCGCGCCCCTTTTGACCCGCTTGCAACTAAACAAGAGGTTCTTGCTAACTTAGTTACGACCACTGCCTTTGGTACTGTTCTTGGCTCAGTCCCTTCTGCGTACAGAAACTTTGGGCCAGCACTACGCAAAAGCGTAAACAACATCAAGAACATCCACACTGATACTGGTTCTTTCAAAGACAATATGTATGAGGGCACTAAGATCAATAGCACTCGTGACGATACATATAATGCCAACTATGATGAGCCAGCTACAGATGCAAAAATTGTAGTAGGTAATACTGGCAGGATGCGTGGAAGTCGCTACATTCCTGCTTACTTCCAGCCCCAAAACAATACTATCTATATTGACTTAGAGTATATCGCTGGGACATTTGCAGACAAACCTTGGACTAAACCAAAGGTAAAGGGTGTGAAGCCCTTGGATGCTGACGAGTTTCTTGACGCAGAAGAGTGGGTTGAGTTTGTTAAGCTACATGAAATTTTTCACACTATTAACAAAACTGAAGATCTGAGAAAAAGAAATCCAAATGTCCCCGATGCCGACTTCAAAGCATGGGTAGAGAATTTAATGAACTCTTATGCTTTGTCTGAAATCAGAAAACGACGCGAAAAACTTACTACTCCATTTCCAGTCAAGTTTGATAAAGATACAAATACCATTCATGTGAATGATGAACTTATTGAAGATATGTTCGAGGAGGGTGCGTGGGTTGTGCCAGACGTTGAGGGAGCAACGCCTCTGCGAGACAGGGACATTAACAGCCCTAACGAATATAAAAACTTTCTAATCCACCAGGCAAAGTTGCGCTCTGAAAAAAGTCGTGAACCTGGTGAAAGTAGCGCACAGTATAACGACAGAATTAATAAAGAAGCACTTGCTAGAACCTATGAGGGGCACGGTCAAGACAAGAACGTGTTTACCAATAGTTTCTTTTACAAAATGATTACATCTCCTGGCAAACGCATACTTCTTAATGACAGTATGCCAGATGTTGCAAAGAGAATATACAATATGCTTGCTGGTGGTGGTCGAATGGCTACCGAAAGAAATATGTTTGGCGATGGAACGCAGTCAGTAGAAGCAAGATCAAAGCGGCATGAAGCAAAAGGCTTGGCCGTTTTGTCTGCTATTCGACAAATTTATGACAAGCAAACAAGTCAAATCTCAAAGTTTGTGGGGGCAACAAGCCCACTTATTGAGCGTATGCGTGCTGGTATGACGTTTGATGAGTTCTTTGAATTTCATGCTGACCGTTACATTCGCAATAGCGAAGGCTCTTTTATGGGGCCAAAGCAAGAGTTTGAGTTAGAAGTTGATGGGTATTTTAACGAGTTCTTTAAGTTCTATAGAGAGTTCGCAGAAGACACTGGGGCGTTTAAGTCCTCGGGAGATTTGCTGGAATCTATCAAAGCCGCACAGCGTGAGATAGATAGAATACAAGCACAAACAGATTCTATTAATGCTCAATCAGCACAAAAACAAGCTGACCTGGAGCGCATGAGAAAACAAAACGAATCTATTGAGGCTCAAGCCCGAGCAAATAATGATGCGTATAGCCAAAAGCAACTTGACCTTCTCAGGCGCAATGAAGAACGTATTAAGAAACTAGAAGAAGAAGGTACTGTTACACCAAGACAGCAACAACTTCTTGATCTTAACGAGAAAAGACTTGCAAGGCTAAATGAAGAATTTGAAACACTGTCCGTAATGCAACAAAACGGCATGGTTTCTGATCGCTTTTACTTCCCTATCTATTATGATAAGCAGCGATTAAAGGCAGAGCCAGAGTTTCGTGAACGCTTTAAGCAGGTTATTTCGCAACATATCGAAGAAAATCCAGAGCTGTTTACTAAATTTTATGACGAGGCTTCGGGTAAGTATGTAGACCGTGAAACCGTCCGTGACCCCGTTGCAATCGCTGATGAGATTGTAGAAAACATGATTGACGATCATGTGGCAGACTTGGATTACAATGGCCCACCTTCTGCTAAGAGCCTTCGTGTTCGTCAACTTAATATTCCCGAGTGGAAGGTTGCTGACTTTACCATTAAGAACCCGCAAGTAATCCTACACTATGCTCGTCAAATGGGTAATCGACTTGAGTATCGTAACAAGTTTGGCAGGGCAACCATTGATGACCTTCTTGATGACGCAGAATATGCGGCAATCGAAGAAGGCAAAATGACTGAGCCAGAGATTGCCCAAATGCGCCGCGACCTTACGTTTGATTATGAACGTGTAATGGGTATTCACTTAAGAAACCCAGAGCGTCTTGATGCTCGAATGGTAAGAATTATTCAAGACATTGCATCTGTGGCTTTCCTTGGTAAGGCTGGCATAGCGTCTGTTACTGATGCAGGTAACATCATTCTACAGCACGGCTTTCAAAAGTCCTTTGATATGGGTCTTGCAAAGCATCAGTCAATGGGGCGGCTCGCATCTTTGGCAGAGTTGGAACAGTATGTGGTCGGCCTAGACCTTGCAGTGAATGGCGCACAACAACGTGTACTTGCTGATACAACAACACAAATTAATCCTAATTCTGTTGAACGTGCTTTCAATTCATTTACTGGTGCATTTTACAATATACCTCTTCTTGGCAACAACCTTGGCTTTGTAACCAGACTAGGCAAGCGTGTAGATGCACCTATGCGGATGAATCAAATTATTGAGGGTTCAATTAATTATGCAAAGCTAGATGATGCAAGTCGGCGTGACCTTGCAAAACTTGGCATTGATGAAATGACTGCTCGCAAGATTGCACAAATGCCATTTGAAGAGGTAGATGGTTTCTTTGTTGGCAATATGGATGCTTGGCCTTCTGCTACAAAGCTAGACAGAGAACTCAAGGCAAAGGTAGAAACTGCCCTAAACATTGGGGTTGGTAACTCTATTCTTATGGCAAACATATCTGAACGTCCGATTCTTATGGATGGCGTCTTGTATGTTGAATGGAAGCCTTGGATGGAAGCTGGTGGCTTTGTAATTGATGAGCGAGTTTCTACCAAAAACATTAAATACACGCGCCTTGAGTCTAAAGTAATGGGTATGCCGTTCCAGTTTATGAGTTACTCGCTTGCCGCGACCGCAGGTATTACTGGCGCAATGTTTGATCCTTATAAGAAACATCGCTTAATTGGTCTGGCATCACTAATTGGACTTGGTTATGTTGGCTTGCAGTTTAAGCACGAGGACTGGTGGTTTGAAAACAGAAGCAAGGGCGACCTGTTGTTGCGCTCTATTGATGCCTCTGGTGTCCCTGGCATTTATGGTGAGTTGGCATATACAGGTATACATGCGTTGATTGGTGGCGGTGTTATAGATACTGGCGGCAAGTATAAACCTACTGGTGTGGGTGAGGTATTTGGTGGTTTAGCAGGTGCTGGCCCTGGTCTGATGTACGATTATGCTAGAGGCCTAAAAGATTTGTTTGATGGTGGGGACACAGATCTAGCAGAGAGGCTTAAATACCTTCTTCCCATACCTCCTTTGTTTGGTATGAAAGATGATATGCAAGACCTTGTTGGTGATGCAATTAGTGGAAAATAAACTTAAATAGTGTTAGGATGCAGACATGACGATTTTAATTAGTGATAACAGCCCTCGTATCTCGTATACAGCCACAGCAGGGCAAACTGTATTTACAGTTCCGTTTGAGTTCTTTGATAACTCAGACTTGAATGTGTATATCAACGATGTACTCAAGACCATTACTACCGATTACACTGTAACTGGTGGAGATGGATCAACAGGAACAGTGACGCTGGTTACTGGTGCTATCGTTGGTGATGCTGTTGTTATTACCCGCGATGTAACACTTGAGCGTGTTACTGACTTCCCTACTTCTGGCCCGTTCCAGGTTGCATCCCTGAACGTAGAGTTAGATAAACTGGTTGCTATGGTTGCTGACTTGAAAGACCTGGCAAATCGTGGCCTTCGTCTTTCTGATTCAGACCTTACAGCAAGCCTAACTCTTGCATCTCCTGACGATCGCAAGGGAACTGTACTTGCATTTAACGAAACAACTGGTGATGCAGAGGTTGGCCCAACCATTTCTGATGTCTCTGGTTCGGCGGCTAATGCAAGTGCGGCGGCTTCCTCTGCTACTGCGGCGGCTTCTTCTGCGGTGTCTGCGGCAAACAGTGCGGCGGCGGCGGCGGCGGCTTTCGATAGTTTTGACGACACATATTTGGGTAGCTTTTCTTCTGATCCAACTACGGACAATGATGGCAATGCGCTTGTAGAGGGTGCTCTGTACTTCAATAGCCCTTCAAATGAAATGCGTGTTTACGATGGTGCTAACTGGATTGCCGCCACCTCTGCTGGCGCGGCAACTATGAGCACATACAAGTACACCGCTACTGCTTCGCAAACAACATTTAGCGGCTCTGACGATAATACCTCAACCCTGTCTTACTCACTTAATAACTTGATTGTTACACTTAATGGTCTTGTTTTGGAAAATGGTGCAGACTACACAGCTACTGACGGGACTAGTATTGTTCTAACTGTGGCCGCTTCAGTAAATGACGAGTTAAACATTATTGCATTTACTTCCTTTACAGTAGGAGAGGTAAGTGTAGATAGCGTTAATGGTCAGAACGGTGTTGTTGTTCTTGATGCTGACGATATTTCTGATGCCTCAACAACCAACAAATATACCACTGCTGGCGACATCTCAAAACTAGCTGGCATCGCGGCTGGTGCTGAAGTCAATGCTGTAGATAGTGTAAACACCCAGACTGGTGCGGTTGTATTGGATGCAGATGACATTTCAGACACATCAACAACCAACAAATACACCACTGCTGGCGACATTTCAAAGCTGGCTGGCATCGAAGCAAACGCTACAGCAGATCAGACTGCGGCTGAAATTAAAACAGCTTACGAAAGCAATGCAGATACAAACGAGTTTTCAGATGCAGAGCAATCCAAACTAGCTGGCATTGAGGCAAGCGCAACAGCCGATCAAACTGGGTCAGAGATTGCTTCTGCAATTAGCGGCGAAACCGTTGCCACTTTAGCTGTTACTAACCTTACTGCTGGCGGTTTATCTTACCCAACGTCAGACGGAACTACTGACCAAGTTCTTAAAACGGACGGCTCTGGCAATATTTCTTTTACCACGGTTTCTAGCGGTGCTGTAGACAGCGTGAACACTCAGACTGGCACAGTCGTACTGGATGCGGCTGATGTAGGTGCGCTGGCACTTACTGGCGGCACATTGACTGGCGATGTAACTTTTGGCGACAGCAATAAAGCCATCTTTGGTGCTGGGTCTGACCTACAGATTTATCATAGTGGTTCCGATAGCTTTGTTAGTGATGTAGGAACAGGCGACCTGAACTTAGTTACCTTCGCGGGAAGCATAAGTTTGCTTGGTAATGGCGGCTTAGAAAATATGGCTGTGTTTACAAACAATGGGGCGGTTGAACTTTATTACGACAACGTATCTAAATTTGCTACCACCAGCACAGGCGCTGATGTCGCTGGCGAGTTTATTGCAACAAGCTATAACGAAACGTATTACGCTTTGCTTGCTGGCTCTGCTGTTACCATTGATTGTCACTTAGGTAACTGCTTCAGCTTAACAACATCCACCAACACCACGTTCACATTCAGTAATCCACCAGCCTCGGGCACAGCATTTGGCTTTAGTCTTGAATTAACTGCGGGTGGAACGCACACGATCACATACCCAGCCGCTGTTGACTGGGCTGGCGGCTCTGCCCCCGATGCTCCTGCCTCTGGTGAAACCGATGTTCTTGTGTTTACCACACATGACGGTGGAACTACTTGGTATGGCTTCCGCGCTGGAGACGCAATGGCATGAGTACTGCTCAGAAACTTCAGATGGCGGCGGCTGGCGTGGGTGAGGCAGGATTTAGTCCTGCCGACATTAACGACCTTCACTTATGGCTCGACGCTACTGACTCTTCGACCCTGTTCCAAGACACATCTAAGACCACTAGTGCGTCAGCAAACAACGATCCGATCGGTTGCTGGGCTGACAAGTCTGGCAATGGATTTGACCACGATCAAAGCACAAACGCTTACAGACCTTACTTGGACACTGGCACAATGAGCCTCAATAGCCTTAGTCTTGATAAGACTTTGAATTCAAATTATGGACAGTGGTTAGAAAACTCTACTTGCACAAATACCATAACAGTATTTCAGGTTGTACGGTTTCCAAATAGTTCCAACTGTGGAGTTAGTCTTGGTATGGGTGCAAGTGCAAATGCGTATGCTCACTTTTTTTCTGGTAGTAGTGGTGTTTCAGTCTACACATCTGCTCCTAACTACAGAACGATTAGTGGAACCTTTAGTCGCCTAAACTTGCAAGATGTTATTTATTCATGCGATATGGTTAATTTTATCCGTCAGAATGGTGTGCAAAATGCGATCAATAATCCCTATAATTATCCAACGGGGAGTAGTACTCTTGTCGGTTCATACGTTGGACGTCGAGGTTTAACACCTACTAACCATGCGGCCTTCGACGGAAACATAGGGGAAATTATTGCCTATGATAGGCGACTATCATCAAGCGAAATTGGTCAGGTTGAAAGTTTTCTATCCGCAAAATGGAGTATCACAATATGATTTATGTAAAAGTAGTTAATGGTGAGGCGAGTGTCTTTCCTTACGATCTGCGCAAATTACGCGCTGACAATCCAAACACATCCTTTCCAAAAGAAATAAGCACTGAAATGCTGGAGGAATATGGTGTCTTTGCAGTAGTAGAAAACAGACCTGAGTTTGATACTTATGTTCAGACGCTGTCTGCTGAAATGCCTGTTTTGCGCGACGGTCAATGGCAAGTTGATTACACCGTTCTCAATCTTCCAGAAGAAGATGCAAAAGAAATAATCCGAAATGCTCGATTTGAGATGCTTTACGCAACTGACTGGCTTGCTTTGTCGGATGTAGTTATGTCGGAAGATATGGCTGTGTATCGCCAAGCCCTTCGTGATATTCCACAGCAAGAGGGCTTTCCATTTTCAGTAGTGTGGCCCACAAAACCAGAGGTTTAAGGTATGACTAAAACTAGAGATATTTCTAAAATCCTTCAGGGTGTTACGGTTGATGGCAATGTAGTTGCCGATCAATATATCGGTAATACTGTTACTGTTGGCACGGCTAACATTACTGGTACTGCAACTATGGATACGGCTAATCCCGAGTTTATGCGGATTACTGGAAGCGATAATACTGGTTACGCTCAGTTTAGTTTTGGTTCATCCTCATCTCCAGCCACTACTGGGACGCACATGATTAATACTGCGGCTGGTTTGTTCCAAATCAAAACGGGCAATCCATCTCAAGCATCAGCCCAGAAGCAACTAGAAATTGATACTAGTGGCAATATGGATGTGACTGGTGATCTTACAATGTCAGGTAATGACGTTCTTGCTGTCATAGCGGAGAGCCTGACAAGCAATGGTTATGTTACACTTAGCAATGGTTTGAAAGTTCAATGGGGTAGCTTGAACACTACATCGCAAACTGGAACGGTTACTTTCCCAGATGCTTTTACGTCTGCATGTTGGACTGTGCAGGTTACTTCTGATTATGCAGTTGATAAGTTTGCCTCAACTGTCACATCAGTAAGCACCTCATCATTTAACTACAGGGTCGGCGGGGGCTATGTATCTGGGACAGATATTTATTGGCTCGCTATTGGAAACTAAAAGATAGGATTTGTTATGCCCACTGAAGAGACGAAAACAACTATTGATATGGCCGCAGGCGGCGTAACTCTAGGTGCTTACTTTAGCTGGATACCTGAGTTTACTGCGGTTGCCTCATTGCTTTGGGTGCTGTTACGCATTTACGAAACTGAGACTGTGAAAGCGTTAATAAAAAAATATAAAGGCTAGTCATGTTAAATGTAATTGGTGCTGTCAGTAGTATTGCAGGAACATGGCTTCAGGGTAGACAAAAGAAAGCAGAGGTCAAAGCTAAACTTGAAGTAGCTAAGATCGAAGCAACAGTTAAACGTGTTAAGAGCGATGCGAACTGGGAAGAGACTGCAATGTCATCTTCGAACGGATCATGGAAAGACGAGGCTTGGACAATATGCTTTATCTCACTTATCTTGTGTTCATTTATACCCCCTCTCCAGCCATATATGGAAGCTGGGTTTAACTTCTTGAGGACTGCGCCCGAATGGTTACAGTACGGAATCTTGGCGAGTATTGCCGCCAGCTTTGGAATAAAGTCGATTACACAATTAAAGAAATAAAATAGGGGCCAGACTCAGGAGGAAATGACTGGCCCCCTGCCAGGGAGAAAGGGGATCGACCTGGCATTTCTTTTTATAGACAATTATCGAAACACTGTCTAGTTTTAAGCTATGAACAACTGAGGGAACAGTCATGGACTTAGAAGTATTAGGTGATCACGAAGAACTAGACTTCAAAATGTATCTAGTAAAAGGAGAAGAGGGCAATCCTTTAATTGTTCTGGAGTTTGCTGGCATCAAGACAATGGAGCGAGCAGAAGTTTTGGCAGAGGAAATTTACAATACCCTTATGCCAGAAGATAAAGATAAAATAATTAACTAGGAGTACGGTTATGTCTGGAAAAGAAATACCAGAAGATATTCTGCTTTCATGCGTTGATATGTATTACAAGATTGGTAGCGAGCAAGGTGCGGCAAAGGCATTGAACTTGTCCCGATCTACATATCGTCACCGATTGATGACTGCTCGCAAGAAAGGTCTTATGGACGAGGGTGTCGTTGAGACAGACACATACAAAAAGAACATCCTCCCACCCAGCGACGAGCCGATCGAGGACATCATCGACCACCTGACAAGCAGGTACGAATCGCGCAAGTCACACGTCGATGCCAAGCAATGGCAACGAGTGACGATGAAGTCAGACGAACCAATCGGTCTTCTCTGGTTTGGCGACCCGCACCTTGATGACAACTTCTGCGACTGGCCTGTCTTGCGGAGCCACGTTGACCTGGTAAAGAACAATGATGGCGTGTACGGTTGCGGTCTTGGTGACTACCAGAATAACTGGATTGGTCGCTTGTCTCGTTTGTATGCCGAACAAGATACATCTCATCACACCGCATGGCGGCTGGTTGAATGGTTTGTTCGTGAGATTAATCCCCTTATCCTTATTGGTGGCAACCACGATATGTGGTCTGGCCCAGGTGATCCACTACAGTGGATGACTGAGCCTCACACTATCAGCGAGGACTGGTCTGCACAAATTGCTATTGAGTTCCCCAATGGGCAAGAGTGTAAGATTCATGCGGCACACGACATGCCAGGGCACAGTCAATGGAACCCGTTGCATGGTCAGAAAAAGATGGCAATGTTCCGAAGCAACGCACACCTATACATTGCTGGCCACAAGCACAACTGGGAACTAGCCCAGATGGAGCAAGTGGAAGAAGGTCATGTATCTTGGCTTGCCAGGGCGCGTGGTTACAAAGCGCATGATACCTATGCAATGGTACGTGGGTATGAAGAACAGAACTTTGGTCAGGCTATCTTGCAAGTGATCAACCCGAAGACAAAGACTCCAGAAGGTTTCAGTCATTGTTTTGTTGATGTTGAAACTGGCGTTGAGTTTCTCAACTACCTTCGTTCTTCCACAAAGTAGTAAACTTTTTAACCGAGAGGTGGACGCAAGGCTCATCCTTGTGGTCTGCCCCTCGAGGCTTTCTGCGCTTGGGGTAGCTTAACCCCTCGTTTTCTTTTGTTAGTTTTATGTAGGCACATTCGTCTGCCCACTGCACTACAAACAAAGATGGCATGGCTGTTACATCGCTCATTGAAAGCATGTTCTTATACTTGTTGAGGCTAATAAAAATCGTATCGTACCTGAAGCGATTAGTTGATCGAACTCGTATCTCGCAAAATGCAACGCCTTGAGGCAGTCCATCTACAACTCCTCTTGTTAGAATGAAGTCAGCATAACTGAACCCAGACATTTTTTCTGCGTCACATTTCCAAATCTTTTTTATTTCTTCAATGATTTTTATTTCATTGTCTAGGTCTGATTGATACTCATACTTCCAAGACATTTCTTTCTCCAGTAAAAAGGGGCGACTTGATTGCCGCCCCTTTTAATTACTCTATGTCCATGTCCTCGATGGGACGCTTATCAAATTCTTTCATATACTTTAGCCCCAACTGGACAATGTTCTCCAGTTGGTTTTGTGTCACAACGACTACAAAGAAATCGTTACCATGCTTGACGCACATCTCCGCAGGGAAGCGGCGCATTGGTGATGGCCTTATGTAACATAGGTCTGGTGTATCTGAACGTTCTGCCATTTCAAATTTCTCATCATCTGACATATTGTACCGTCATCTTTCTGATTAGGTCTTCAAGACTTTCATCTGTCATTCGTATCTTGTGCCCTATCTTTACTACAGGGACGCCATATTTACGACATAGTTTCTTAACGTCTTGAGGGGGGACGGTCAATGTCGCCCCCACCTCTTCGATCGTCAGCAACTTAGAACGGGATTGAGTCGTCGATTGGTTGCTGTTGTTGTCCATTGGGTGCATTACCTTCCATCTTGTCGCTAAAGCTGAGTGACATATAGTTCATGTTGTCTTTAGACTTGCGCCATGCGGCTACTCGTCGTGTCCCAACTGGCCCTGTAAAGTCAGGGGCTTTTGCATTGTCCCCCTTCTTGTCATTGGGGAAGAGTGTCCCAGTTTTCTCGTAGATGTCCATAATTACACGGCCATCAGGGAGTGTAGACTTTGTGACAATGACTTGAGAGTCATGTCCGTTGTTGTTTGCCTTGCCAGACAGGATCATCTGGTGGTTGTCACGGGGTGGGAATACCGCCCCGCTATCTGTGTTGTCGTATTGGCTCATTACCATTCTCCATTCGTAGGTTTACTATCTGCCGCATACTTGTTGTCGTGTTCTCCAAGGAACACATCAGCGTTGAAACCAAGGTGCGACAATGCCTTGGTCAGCCCATCTGTTACAGCCATCTTGGGTGCGTCCTCTGCAATGCGCTCCTTCTTGTAGAAGGTACGGCATCCAGTGAATGGCCCAAAGCTGTTCTCATCGCATCCGTGCCACACTGTAACGTGTGCCAGGAACGCGACATCACCATTCGACATAGTGATTGTTTCTGTTTCTGACTTCCATCCCCAGCCCTGTCCTACTGGGCCGAAGGCGCGTGTCGCCTCCCGCACCTGGTACATTGGGTCAATGCTGGTGAATGATCGTGAACCGAAGCTCACTTTTTTGAGATACTGCCCGTCAGATTGTGCAACACTATCCCATATTTTCATGTTATCATTAGTCACTGTGGTTTCTCCTTTCACACGGTGCTGGTCGATGCGTCTACTCCCGCATCGGCCAGTTTGTATTCAGCATACTTTCTTCCTGCAATGCGAATGGTCTCAATGAAGTGACCATCAGATCGCAGGTCGTGTATACGACTAGCCAATCGAAAGCAACCAAAGTGGTTGAGCGCATCCATTGGCGAGATGCTGTTGCCTTCTTCCAAGTAGGAAAGAATCTTATCGTTTTGTGTTTCGTTATCTTTACTCATCTGTGTACTCCTTGTTTACGTTGATGCGTAGTGAGCCGTTCTTGGCTCGCTTGAGGGTAACAACGTCTGAATAAACTTCCCTTTCGTTTGTTGCTACCATTGCTTTGAGTTGCTTCTTAGCGGACTCATGCTCCTTTGCGGCTTGCATTGTCGAGACATACTCATGCGCTTGGTGCATGAACTCGTTGTCTTGTCGTGCATCCCGCGCCACCATATCGTCGATGGCAATCTGGTCGATGCCTGTGGTGATGTGTGGCGTTGATTGTGGTGGTTCTTCTTCTCGTTCTACATAGCCCCAGAACTCTTTGAGGTGGACATACATAGTGTTGAGATAGTTTTGATCCTTGGCAACCTTGACATATTCATAGCGGCGATTGCCAAACAGGTTTGCAAAGTACATGTAATCCAAAGCGGCAACCTGCATGTATAACTGTAGCTGTGGCATGTAACGCTCTAGTTGTTTTCGCATAGTATTCATCTCGAATGTATGCTTTACCTCCAGCCCGATACGTTCTCCGTGATACCAGAACTCACCGTCCAGTGTGCCACGGCAGGGCACTGCTCCCCACTTGTAGTGGTAGCGCACCTGCTCTTGAACCTCCACACCCATGTCCTTTCTGAACAGGCCAATGTTGAATGGCTCTGTCCAGATACCCAACTGCACTGGCAAGACATCAGACAGGTCATCGCGTTCACGATAGCCCATCTTGTCAAGCCAAAGTTTGTGCCAGTCACCCTCCATTATTCGTAACGCACAACTACCTCCAATGGTTTGTCGTCGTAATTCGTCTTCTGCTTTTTGGTTTATATCGGTCATGTTTGATCCCTTTCAATACTAAATCTAGTCATTTCTACTCTGTTTGTCCAGACTTAATTAACCGTTCTTTTGCTTTCATTGGTATGCGAATCAGCACATTGCCCATGTGGATGTTAAGTTTTTTATCCTTCATCATCTGCTTGGTCATGGCGATATGCTCGTCGCACTTCTCGATAGTCCAGCCCATTGTTTCTGGCCTAGACTTGTCACCCTTGGGCCGATCTTTCTCTTGGCCCTCGTAAGTAAGATTGAACTTTGCGTCTAGTGCTTTCTGCCTGGCAATAAAGTCTGCGGATATTTTAGCCGCAACCTTTGATACTGTGGCTGGCAAGAACCACACACGATAGGTGTTATCCTGGACGCACTTGTCCCATACCTTGTCTAGCAGAAGGTCAAATGTTTCGTCGTTTATATTTGTTGGCAATCTGCTGTTGATTGCTCGACGCAACTCTTGGCTGTAGACTTGCTGTGCATCTCTGTCATGTTTGATATTGTTTGGTGGGCCATATAGCTTACCCATCTTGATGACAAATTTAGTATGGATTGCATGTTCACGCTGATCGTAGTTCATTTTGTTCCCTTCTTTTTTGTTTGTTGTTTCGTTCTGTGATTCGTTTCAGATGTTGTCTCTTGCCCCATAGGACTGTGGTGTGATCTCTGTTTAGAAACGCTCCTATCTCTGGCAGTGAGTGGCCCCTGATGTGCAGTTCATAGAACAGTTTCTGGCGCAATTTAATTACCCAGTTTCTGTTGCGTCTGCGCTCAACAATAGACATAAACTCTACATTGTGTTCTTCGCAAAACTCTCTGACATATTCGTACATACGAATGTTTTTAATTTCTTTTTCATCAATCATTGGATTCACCTTTGTTCAAAATCTTTTCGACGATATAGTCTGGTATGATTAGCACCCACTTGGGTGCGTCTGGCTCTGTCTTGCCTAGCTTGAATAGCGCAACGTCCCTGTTCTTTAGGACAGTGAAGGGGGATGGAAAGCCTTTCTCTTTCCGATACTTTACCTCGACGATATACTCAGTGCCTTCGATGCTGACAACCAAGTCACCTGAGTATTCGCCACCTAGTGCGCCCGACAGGGGCTGGCGCTTGACTGCCAACCCCCAGGACTTGAACAGCTTTACGAAATAGTTCTCGTGGTATGTGCCCTTTGCTTTGCTCTTGCTAGTCATTTTACTTTTTCCACCAGATCTATAATTTCCCTGGCACACTCTTCAATTCTTGACATTCGATTGCCATACTCTTCGCCATACAATAGCTGGTCGTATTCATAGCGCATCTGTTCAATAACATTATGAATGTTCTGTAGTGCAAATGTTTTCATTTAATAGTTCCTCCCGATTCTTTCATGCAGACTACCTCGATGTTCATTGGCAACCTCTTCCATGTAGTCCACTATCTCATGTTTATATTCCAATACCTTCTGCTCTAGCGGGTGTTCGTTGAGCCAGTAGGTTCGTTCATCTCGTGAACTTCCAATAAGTCGCCTTGCAATGTTTCGACGCTCTCTTTCAGCAACAGTCTTACTGCAAAAGGTACGGCGAACAAATGAATCGCCTTCACCAAACTTAAATGTATAAACAATCATTGATTCACCTCGATATAAATATTGTCAGGTAGGTTTCGTTTCTCCCAGTGAGACACTGCCTTGCTTACAAATACCCCACGCTTGAAGGCTGGGTTGTCCTGCTCTAGCAAGTCAGCCAGTCGCTCAGCGTCTGTTGGTGTTGATAGTAGTGGGCCTACTTGTTCTGCTAAGAACTCGTAGTGCCGACGAAAGAACATTGTATTTTGTTTGCTCATTTGTTTATCTCCATGTAGGTGTTACCGAAGTCAATAAGATGGCGGCGTACATTGTGGTACAGTAACTCTGATACCTTGCCGCCTTCATCAAACTGGTTGAGTGTGTATGGGTCTGTAGCGTACAGCACGGACAGAAACCCTAGCTGGTCGTTCTTTGGGGCAGTCTTTTGAACTGCCTCAAGAACTTGAAGCTGACTCAATTCATTCTTGAGTCGTGCTTCTCGTAACAATTTAATCATCATATCTTCTAAGTCTGATAGTGTTGGTGTCATCTTTCTACTCCTTTTAGATGAACGGCGATTGACCACAGCCGCCGCCCTCACATGGGCGGGGCGGAGGATGTGGACAACGCCTGATTAAGCGGCTTTGTCTACCGCAGTTTGGCTGTAGCTGTTCAAGTGTTTCATTGCTTTTTCTGCATCAGCCATAGCTTTCATAATAACCCGTGGGTTATCGTAGATTGCTTGTCGCCAAGAGTTTAGATACTTGGCGTGGTCTGCTGTTGGTGTCTTGGCTATACCTAGATGGACAGACATCAGCACTGAAGTCAGTTCTGCAACGAGCTCCTCGTATGCGTATGACTTCTTGTCGAAGTTGTTTGGGAATCTATCCAGGCGTGACTTGTGCCCCGTCCAGTGGGCGTGTTCATGCAACAGTGTTGAGTAATAGTTTTGCGTTGCTGTTGCGTCATCTGTATTGATGAATGACTTGGCAGGTGGCATCATAATGTAGTCAGATTCTTTTTCGTAGTAGGCTCTCGATTCACCTGTCTTTACATTTGATGGGATGCTTTCAATGAACAGATCGACAGCGCGAAGCGCATCGACCTCGTTCATTTTCTCTTCTAAGTCTTCTGGTTGGTAGTCAACCAACTGTTCAGCATTGAACACTGTACTCAATCGCATAACGTGATAGTCGTCACCATCATCTTTTTCTACTTTACTGTAGAAGATTGAGAAGGCGTTAGACTTCTGACCCTTCTCGACTTGTTTGCCGATTGATTCCCATTGCTTGTACGTTGCCCATTCATTTGATTTGTATCCATCGTTAGCACCCTGTATCCACAGGCCAAATACATTTGCGCCAGTGTATTGTGCTTTACGCGCTGGATTGTATGGAATACCACCGCCCTGACCAATCCAGGGCTTAGTCCAGTTGGTGCCGTGTTCTTCCATCAGCTTTTCAATTTGCTTTGCAATCTTATTTACAAAGTCTTTCGTTGTTGTCTTAGTCATTTGTTTCCCCTTATGAAATAATTACTTCGCCAGTACACGCCCACAAGACTGAGCCCGTGTCGTGATTCAATTCATCGAAGATGTATTGCTCAATCTCTTCCGTTCTATTGTCACCAGTAATCATGTCGTATGGTATTTCCCACGGATTGAGTTTGTATATGTACGTTGTCTCCCCGTCGATGACGGTGAGTACAAAGTACTTGTCCAGGTCTAGTTTTTCGCAAGTCATTTTATCCCTTTCATGTATACGATACTAAGAATTAACCAATCATTATCTTCTTGAAAACATTCCAATTCTAATTCGTTTTCACAGATAAAAGATTCTACATCACCACCGTCTTGTGGCTCGCACACGACTAACGCATATGCACTCATTTTATGCTCCTAAGAACACATAACTAAAAAGTAATACACTGTATACTGCACCCAGTATCAGCATTACGTTTGCGGTTTTCACTAATAGTTGAATCATTTTATTCCCTTTCTATTCCTCTCTTCTGTGGTAGCAATTACTACACAGCTTGTCAACAGGGTATGAGCAAAGAAAAAGGGCGACCTCTTTCGAGATCGCCCTGGCCTTTCTATTTGGCTTTAGGTTGGTATGCTTCTTGCGAAGGAAGTTTGAAGGCCGTGTGGACCTCGATGGAGGCTTCGAGTTCTGCACGCAACTCTGTTGCTTGCTGTTGCGCTCGCTCTAAGCGTTGCTCAAGGCGCATCAGCTTGATGCTTTCAGTGCCTGTTCGCATGTCTTCAGTAGCTTCATCGAGTTCAGCTACCATGTCGGCGACTTGTTTAAGTACCCAAGTCAGCGCGTTATCTGCTGTGTAGCAGTGACCGCGAGCAATCTGCGAGCGTGTAAAATCATCACTAAACATACTTAGGTAATTAATTTTAGATTCAACAAGGGTGTTGTTCAAGGTTACTTTGGTTTGAGATTTAGACATAGTTCTACTCCTTAGATGTGGTTGGGACTATCCCAACCTTACAGCCCCAACATAAACCGCCCAGCGACATAGGGTCTAGCGACAGCGACCCCCAACACGGTCGGGCGAAGCCCGAGTGGTGCGGGCGGGGGGTAGACCATATGGCGAGGGGCGGTATGTTAGGGGACTGTTGGTTGGTGGTAGTCACTAGCACTTCTTAGGAGTAGTGACGCAACTAAATCGGGCCGAAGTAACCTTGAGCAACACCCGCTATCTAGCTGTTAGACTGCCCTTTAGACTGTTGCATGTTTTACGCAATAGACTGTTGCATAATTGCCACTTGATTTTACTTGACGAACCCTCTTAAACTCCGCTTAAGGAGCTTCTTCAGAAGCGAGTTATAGGATTATGTGTTAGCATCGAGGTATAGAATGGGCGACTTGACGGAGCGTAAATTGACGAGCAAGCAGGAGGCACTGGTTGAGCACCTCGTAGCAAATGGTGGAACGATAAAAGATGCCAGTCAAGTCGCTGGATATGCAGAGGGTGAGAGTGGAAGAGTAAGTGCTTCCAAGGCTTTAGCACTACCACACGTCCAAGCGTATATGATGCAGAGGATAAGGGATGAATTGGGAACTCGTGCAACGCTGGCCCTATCCACGGTGACGAGTCTAGCGAGGACAGCAAAGAGTGAGTATGTGCAGTTGGAAGCGTCGAAAGACCTGCTCGACAGAGCAGGGCTGAAGGCGCCTGACAAGCACATGCATCTACATGCTGGAGACATCAAGGTAGAGATTGACCTGGGCTAATCGCCCAGGGCTTCTGCTAAGCGCGGAGTTGAAACGGACATGTTCGGCGTGAGCCTCACATGACTCTGTGTAGAGGATGCGGGTCGCCATAGGGGCGACGTCGCATATCCTCGCGGCAACATACAGAATCGTTGTGATGTAGGGGTGGGGGGCCAAAAAGCGGGAGTCGCGGACATAGCCCAGGTCCTACCCACGAATTATTTCTTCTCAAGGCTCGTAAAAAAAAGTATACTGCATTGAAGTCGAAATATATTTTTTTAGCCAAAGGTGCGTCTATTGGCATATGATCCAAAGAAAGCTGTCATGGTTCAGGAGGGTTTTGTTCCTTCCTTCTACTTTGACCATCTAAAGAAACTGACCATTGGTGTTGGGCATCTTGTTCAAGAGGGTAGTCCTTACTACAAGGACAAGACTATTCTCAAACGCGCCAAGGCTATCCTGGCAGAGAACGGCGGGGATATTAAGAAGACCAACGCTTTGCTTGCTAAAGACCCTTTCTTTCAAAGACCGAAGGAAGAGTTAATGAAGGTGTTTGATGAGGACTATGCCTATATGGAAGGCTTGGCCCGTAAGAACTACCCTGGGTTTGATCAGCATCCCCAGAATGTTCAGGACTCTTTAGTAAACATGACCTTCCAGTTAGGGAATAAACCCACACGCTGGCCTAGTTTTAACAAGGCTTTGAAGGCCAGGGACTATGAAGAGGCCGCATACCACCTTGCTGACAGCGACTGGTTTGCAGTCCAGACTCCTAATCGCGCCGCCGCAGTCATTGACCGCTTTGCTTATGGCACTGAGTATATAGAAAAGCCAAGGGAACAGCAGGTTAATCGTACCTATATGCGCGACAATGTGCTGAAACGCATTGGGGAAAACCCCAAGCACTTTTATTATGGAGCAAAAAGTGGTAATCTTGGCGAAGTTAATTCTAACTTGGGTGCAGGTGAAACAATGGTAAAGCAAGAAAACGTGGGTATACAGGGGGATTATTCTTCCTATGCCGTTGCTGGCGCATTTAATACCCTGCGTGACCAGTTGTTTAGCGTGGGTGATATTGACCCAGATAAAGTTCCAGTAGAGTTCACCCAGTTTATGCGGCGGGGCATCCAGGAACATATTGCTAAAAATCCTACTACCTCTGCCTTCCCTCTTGCGGATGTTGATTTGCCCGATGCCAATATGAATACAGACTTCCTTGTAGGCTCTGTTGTTGTGCCGACAGAGGAGGGGCATGTTATTGCTAATGAAGACCTTGAGTTCCAGATTCCAATAGCATCGCGCGAGCGTCCAGTTGGTCGCATCCCCGATGTTAGCTTTACTGTTGACGCAGAAAACCCTCGTGTCCCTGCTGTGATTAAAAGTGACGAGGCCATTGCCTTGTCCCAGAGCGTAGTGGATAGTTACTATGTCTAAGTCTTTGTTGGATCGCATTGGGGTAAGTGGGTATAATAAACCTAAAAGAACTCCTAACCACCCCACTAAATCCCACGTTGTAGTTGCCAAGGTGGGCAACAAGATCAAAACCATCCGCTTTGGTGAGCAGGGTGCTAAGACTGCTGGCAAGCCCAAGAAGGGTGAGTCAGAGAAGATGAAAAAGAAACGTGCAAGTTTCAAAGCGCGTCATAGGAAAAACATTGCCAAGGGCAAACTGTCTGCGGCATACTGGGCAAACAAGGTTAAATGGTGATTGATATGCCTCAAGTTGGTAAAAAGAAGTTCCCCTATACTCCTGCTGGTCTGATGAAGGCTAAGATGGAGCGTAAGAAAAAAGATGAGAAAAAGAAATCTATGCTGAAGGGCTATGGTAAATGAGCAAGCTGTACAAGGTAACTGGTGCTGAATACATCGGTAAGGACTTCGTAATGACAGCAGATGGTCGCGCCCACTCAGGCAAGACCTTTACTGCTGACAGTGAGCGTCTGTTTACTGCGGAAGAGTTGGATGCTCGTGGGATCAAAAGTGTTGCACATGTGCCACAGAAGCGACCACAAAAAGTTAAAACAAAAAATACTCCTACCTCCCTCCGCAAGTTAGGAACAGAGGCGACAGACTAATGGCTGTTAATGCGGCAGGAAACTATACTAAGCCCACAATGCGGAAGAGTTTGTTTAACCGCATTAAGGCTGGTGGTAAGGGTGGAAGACCAGGCCAGTGGTCTGCTCGCAAAGCCCAGATGCTCGCCAAGCAATACAAAGCAAAGGGCGGAGGCTATCGGTAATGGCGTTAGCTAAATCACAGAAGTCTCTTGTGAAATGGGGAAAGCAGAAGTGGCGCACCAAGTCTGGTAAGCCTAGCACCCAAGGGCCGAAAGCCACAGGTGAACGCTATCTGCCAGAGAAGGCCATCAGGTCTTTGACATCTGCTGAGTATGCTCGCACTACTGCCGCTAAACGCAAGGCTACCTCTGCTGGCAAGCAAGTATCTAAACAGCCTAAGAGCATTGCAAAGAAGACTCGAAAGTATAGAACATGAGTTTCCTTCACACGATTAATGAAGAAGAGCGCCGCATCTTGCGAACTATCGTCAAGCAGGTTCACTTGAAGCACCACCCAAAAGACTTTGTAAATGATTACGAGGCTGATAAGATTATATCCGCTATTGCACCAGACGTTGTAGATCGTCTGATGAAAGTAGGTAAGGATATGAAAATTGACAGCCTTTAAGTATAAACCAGACGGTGACGTATTAAAACAATTTATGAAGGATGATACATTCTTCCGAGGCATCCGTGGGCCTGTAGGCTCTGGCAAATCGGTGGGGTGCTGTGTTGAGGTATTTAGACGTGCGCTACAGCAAGAGAAAAACAGTGAGGGTATTCGCCGTTCTCGTTGGGCTATTATTCGTAATACAAACCCACAGCTTAAAACAACCACAATCAAGACCTGGTTGGACTGGTTTCCCGAAGATCAGTGGGGAAGGTTTCGCTGGGAAGTTCCATACACCCACCACATTAAGCAAGGCGACCTTGACCTAGAGGTTATCTTTCTTGCTCTCGATCGTCCAGAGGACGTAAAGAAACTGTTGTCCTTGGAACTCACGGGCATTTGGATTAACGAGGCGAGGGAATTACCTAAGTCAATCATTGATGCTTGCACCATGCGTGTTGGCCGTTTCCCCTCTATGCGGGACGGTGGCCCCAGTTGGACTGGGGTTATCGCTGATACTAACGCTCCTGAAGAAGATCACTGGTGGCCTATCATGTCTGGCGAAGTGCCAGTGCCAGACCATATCTCAGCAGATGAGGCTAAGATGTTAGTGGCCCCAGATAACTGGGTATTCTACACCCAGCCTCCTGGCATGACCGAGGAAAAGGATGAGTCTGGCTCTGTAAAAGATTATGTGCCTAATGATAAGGCAGAAAACAGAAACAACATGATGAAATCCTACTACCCCAATCTTATTCAGGGTAAGACAAAAAGCTGGATTGATGTCTACGTTATGAATAAACTGGGGGCTATCAACGAAGGAAAGCCTGTATACCAAATGTTTGCACCTGACTTACACATTGCCAAAGAAGAAATACCAGTGGCCTCTGGTGTTCCAGTCTTTGTGGGCCTCGACTTTGGCCTGACCCCTGCGGCTGTGTTTGGGCAGAAGGTTCGTGGTCGGTGGCTTATCCTGCAAGAAATCGTGGCCTTTGATATGGGAATCGTGCGGTTCTCAGAACTGCTTCGGGCAGAGATAGCTACACGCTATGCTGACTGCGAGGTGTCAATTATTGGCGACCCTGCGGGTGACTTCCGCGCACAGACTGATGAAAGCACCCCGTTCCAGGTATTGCGAGGGGCTGGCTTGGTTGCAAGGCCAGCGCAGAGCAATGACGTTGCGCTTCGCATTGAGGCTGTAGCCGCAACTTTGAACAGGCTTGTTGATGGAAAATCTGGTATACTCATCGACCCTAGATGCAAGGAACTTATAAAGGGCTTCGATGGAGGTTATGGTTATAGGCGTATGCAAGTTAGTGGTGAGCGTTTCGACGATAAGCCTGACAAGAATAGGTTCTCTCACATTCACGATGCTTTGCAGTATTTGATGCTCGGTGGTGGCGAGGGCAGGGAGGTGCTCGGGCATCAGAAAACTGCCAAGCCATTTACTATGAAGCGCGAATTTGATATATTTACTAGGAAATCTAAGCAACCAAAGAAATCTTTCTGGAATAGGATGTAGTAATGCCAGCAGACGCGCTAATAAAACGTAGACGCGAAGAACAGCGACTAAAGAACATTGCTAGTCAAAAATCCTTTTTGGCAAAGCAAGGCATTAGTGTTCGTGAGGGCGCAGTCCTTGATCCTAAGAGTGCTGACTTTGACTATGAGGAATATCAAAAGTCTCAGGCCATTGAGTCTTTTGTTGCCGCCAAACCTTTTAGCCCTACTCGCCGCCAGTCCAGCCCACTGCAATATGAGAAGTTAAAAGAACGCTCCTTGATGGAGCAATACAATAAGATTCTGGCTACTAAGAAAAAGTTTGCTGTTTCGGGTGAGCGACTTGAAGAGGCTCGCGGCGCAGGCTCAGACCCTAGAACAGTCCAGGCTTATGTCGATGAAAGCAATCGACTGACGGGAGAGTATGAGAGAATCCAGGCGAGGGCCAGAAAATCTCGTGGTGCTGTTGGTCAATCCTATGGCAAGCGCGTAGAGACTATCAGGGAAACTGGGCGCGATCTTTACAGTGGCGAATACTTTGGCGGCGAAAATGTTGGGATGCTTGGGACTAACCTTTCTCTTTTGCAAGCAGACCTTGAGGGGCGAGCACAGTCTGAGGCAAAAATTCAAGGCTCTTTGGGGGAGGTTCGTCAACGCCGTAAATCATTTATTGAACGTGCACAAGAGCAACTTTCTGGCAGGGGCGGTCGATCTGCCCTACTTTCAAGCCAAGCAGGTGGATCAGGATTTCTACAAGGATACTTTAAGTAATGGATCAGATAGCTAAGAACTACCTAAAGAAGTATGAGTCAGCCAAGGCTTTAAGAACACCCTTTGAGGACTTGTTCCAAGAGTGCTATGACTATGCCCTGCCACAGCGCGAGGGCTTTTATTACAATGCGCCAGGGCAACGCCGCGATGATCGCATCTTTGATGAGACTGCCGTAGTTGGTGTGCAAGAGTTTGCGTCCCGCTTGCAGTCTGGACTCGTTCCTAACTTTGCTCGTTGGGCTGACCTACTTGCTGGCAGTGAAGTCCCGTCCGAAGAAGCTGATGAAGTAAACAACAGCTTAGATGAAGTCACTGAGTATATCTTTGAGATTCTGGCTAACAGTAACTTTGCACAAGAAGTACATGAGTCCTTTATGGACTTGGCTGTGGGCACTGGATGTCTTCTGGTTGAAGAAGGCGATGCTGTAAACCCTATCCGCTTTAATGCAGTTCCACTTCCTAAGGTAGTTCTTGAGAACGGCCCAGACGATAAGATTGACCACGTTTATCGTGAGCGTGAAGTTCGTTACCGCGATATTACCACGGCGTTTAAGAAGCCTAAGATTTCTCCAAAGTTGCAGGATAACATCAACAAGAAGCCTGACGAAAAGGTTAAGTTGCTTGAGGTTGTCTGCCGCTTGTATGATAAGCCCAACCAAGAGCGTCACGCATATTATGTAATCGACAAGACAAACAAAGAGTGCGTGGTTGAAGAAGTCTTTGAGGGCGTAGGCAGTAATCCGTTTGTATGTTTCCGTTGGTCTAAGGCGGCTGGCGAAGTGTATGGTCGTGGGCCGTTGGTCAATGCCCTGTCTTCTATTAAGACTACAAACCTTACCATCCAGCTCATCCTTGAGAACGCTCAGATGG